TCGCCCGCTGCCAACATTGCAACGTCGTCCACTGCATACGCGAAACCGCGATGGCAGATGGAAGCGATCTGGGTGCCGGTGCCGATCTTCTGTGGAGTCAGGTAGCCAGCGGTGCTTGTGCCCCACGTAGCTGTACCGTCCATGATCTCCTCAGTTGGAGATACTGGATTGAACTCAGGGACTTGGATGCGGGTGCCGCCTTCGCGGGCATCCAGCAATGGATTACGAACAACAGCGCCAGACTTGATGAACAAGCTGCGCTCTTTTACTGCCTCAGACACATAGGTGCTGAGATTATTCCTCTTTACGATGTCCGCGAGAAGGACACCGCCGGAATAATTCTGAAATGGTGCGGCCATCTTAGAAAACCAACGTTAAAGGTGTGCGGGGTCCAAGCCACGGACTTGGTGAGACAAGCCCCACCGGGGCTACAAAGAAGCTTCCCTTTCCAGCACAGCTGCAAGTTCGGGCTCCTCTGCTTTTAGTTGCATTTGTCTCGTTATGTTAATACTACCGGCCTTGAATGGATTGGGCATTCCAGGGGCGATAACAGAATTTGGCGTCGGCTTGGCTCCCATACCAGCGGCGCTGCTGGGCTTGAAGTGGTGCTCAAAACCTGAACCAGGGTTCTTTAAATTGCTTAGATAGTTAGTAATATCTTGTTCGACACCTTTGTTCAAAATTACAACGTCGCCGTTGTCCTTTTTGTGCAGGTTGTTTTGTACCAGCTGCAGCATTTGCTCGGCGTTGATCGCACCAGCTCGGCTGATTGCTGATAAGACACTGGTACGCATGGATGCCTCTTCGTTGGAGACCTTCATGTCTGCCAGCTGACGCTCCAATGCACTGATCTGGACGTCCTTTTCTTGGGCGCTTTTGTTAGCTTCTTCCCATAGATCCTTCCACTGGCCTTGGTCTTCCAGCGTTTGCTTGCGCTGGTCGTCCTGCTTTTTGTATACGTCGTCCAGCTTGGATTTGATGCCTTGGAAACGTTCCTCGGCTTCAGTTGCCTGCTGTTTTAAGGCGGCAAGCTGGGTCTCGTATTCGGCTTTTACAGCAAGCGCATGGTCTGGTTGCTGTGGAGCGGTGTCGGCTGCAGCCACGGGCTGGTCAGGCCTCGCCACGGGCGTTTCCTGGATGACGTGCTCTTCCATAGTCAGTGGTGGTAGGGGTGTCTGGAGTCAAAATCCGCAGGCTTTGATGGCTTGCGCTTACGCACAGCTTTACATACCTCGGGTTCAGGCTCTGGTTCTGGCTGGGGTTCGCGTAATTCCACGAGTTCCCATACTTCAGAACCGTCAGGTTTCAGTACTTTTTCTAGTGATTTGCCCATGTAGGCATACTCCATGTACTTGTTTAGTCTACTTATGTAGTTTACAAGAACCTAGGGTTTGCGTTTATTCCTGAATTGGGTCGGACTCACTGTCCTCAGTTTCAGTACCAGCCTGCTGTTGCTCACTAGCGGTAGGCAGGATTTCGCCTTGGACAAGGATTTGGCGGAATTCGTCGCGGCCCAGGACACCTTGCTCGAACAATGCCGTCAGCGCGGTTACGTCCTGCCCGATTAAACGGTCGATGTCAAAATCTCGGCTGATCTTTACTTCGGGTGGTTCGATTCCTACATAGTCAGCGGCAAGATTAAATGCCTTTTGTAGAGATTGTTCCAGGTCCAGAGATACCATCGACAGCATTGAGTTTGTGTCTACACGGTCCAAGCGGCGGGCGTCGGCGGATTCGGCAACAAATTTTTGTTGGCTAAGTGTGCTGATGCCGAGGGTGGCCATCTGTATTTGTAGCTCGCGGATTTCGTTGGATTGCGCTTCAAATGCGTTCGCGGCTGGTTCGACGTAATAAACCTTGTTGCCAGGCTGGCTGGCCATCGCGTAGTTGACGCTTACAGCTACGTCTTTGGATTGGTCGTCCCAGCCTTCGAGGACAAGGATTGGCTGGCTTGCGATGTGTAGGCTGTGGATTAGGTCGGCTTGGCGTTGGAAATGGGCCAGGTTTAAATATGCAATGTCAAGTAAGGGCGGCTTACTTGTAAGGGTGTCTACTTTGCCCGCATAGGTTGTTACTAGCGGGATTTGGCCCAAACTGTAGTCGCCTGATTCCACTAACTCGTAGTCCGAGGTGGCATCTGTTGCGTCGAAGGCGTTTGGATAGGGATAGCCGCCTTGTAAGTCCTTTTTGGTTTCGACCTGGCGGTAGATGCGGTATTGGCCGGGCTCGATTACACGGATCTGGTCGTAGACTTTCTCGCCAAATTCGCCGTCAGGGACTACTGCTTTTTCTTTGATGCGGACCTGTACTAAATTGCCGTAGTTGACTTCACGGTCCAACCGCCAGCCGTAGATGTTGTCTGGGTCGATTTCAATCCAGTATGGGCGGCGGTTAAGTTCGCGCTCTTCCGCAAGGCTGCGGGCACCCGTTGGAGCCGGGAAATCTACTAATGTATGACAATGCCCGTAGGTTAATGAGCACAGCAGCAGGCGGCGGGCGTACTCATCTAGGTCTGAGCCGCAGCCATCAACGTCCTTTGCAAAAATATTCGTCCAGTATGGGTCGCCCACCAAACTGATCGGCTTACGCAGGATTAGTCCTGCAGCAGCACGCACCAGGCGCTGGGTAAAGGGTGAAAATACTGCGCGGTTTACACGCGCTAAATAGGCGGTGTAGTCCTCGCGGGGTTCGATTGGCAG